CTGGGAATTCTTCACCAAGAGTACGAAGCGCACCCTCTTTAGACTCAAGACCCATACCAAGTTTGGTCTGGATTTCATTAAGAACAATGAGTTTGTCGAGAGGTAGTGGAGGTGGGAACTGTACATAGTTCATGTATGACAGTGGGTCGTTAGGGTCTAGGCGGTCTAGTTGACCTTCCTTGATTGGACCATCTTCATTTGGGTTATAAAGGAATGTTTGTGGTTCCTTAATGGCAAGGGTGCGAAGTGCAAGTTCATTGATTCGCTCAAGACCCTTACCATATTGCGCTACTTTTTGAGAATAGCGATTCATCAGTGGCTGATACTGAATAGAAAGAGCAACACCTGATGTGTTTGAAATTGGCTGGACTTGTCCAAGCGCAGTTTCAGGAATGTTCATAAGTTCGTGCATTGAGCGCTTTAGCAACTCAAGGTATTTAAGTGCGCCGTCGATTCCTTGCGCACCACCTTCAAGGTTGAAGACTTGGGCGTCTTTGGGAAGACCGCCCCAAACCTTCTTAGCACCTTTCTCAAGGTTAGAGGCTTTAGCACCTACGATAACTGTCACAGGAGAAGCGTGATAGTTAATGATGTCTGCGACATCGGTGCTAATTTCGTTATATGCACGGTTGATAGTGATGATGTCGTGTGCGTCCGAGAGACCCCACGGTGAACCTGAAACAGGAACGTTAGGAATATGTACCACTGGAATAAGCCCTAGTGGATTTGGGCGTGAATCAATGAGTTCATCGTTGATGTACTCTTCAATTACGTCATCAGTCAAAATTTCAGTGTAAGTAAATACTTGACGAGTACCTTCAAGTGATGTGCCCCAGAAACGATACTTCTGTTTAAATCTCAGTAACCGCGTTCTATCGTGTGGGTGAAACTCAGGGAAGCAGAACGATGAGTTCATAGGAAGAATGCGAACACGACCTGGATGGAACATTCCAGCAGAATCTGTCCATGGCTCTTCATACGCTACCTTGACGAATACGTCGCCTGTGATACCGCCCTGCTGTCCCATCTCAAGTAGGACACGCATCTTGTCGTTGTCAATCTCCCAGATGCGTTCTAGTCTGTCTGGAACAATTGCTTCTGTAGATTTTGGAGAACGGAAATGAACGCCACGTCCAAAGACAAAGCGTGAAAGGTAATCATTGAAAGCGCGGTAGTAATTAACCGCAATCTGCATCTCGCCCTGCTCACGGCGGTAACCCCAGTGATGACCAAGGTACATCGCCCAGTTAAGTGAGTAACGGTTTAAACGAGGACCGTGAACCTCAAACTCTTCATCAGCAAGTTCTACAAGGCCAAGAGGTGAAATAGAGATAGTAAGGTCAGATGACGCCGCTCTATATGACGGTGGCGTAAAATCTAAATATGACATTACTTCTTGCCTTTATCCTTTTCGGATTTGCTATCTTCTTTTTTCTTTACGCCTTTTTTATTTTCTAATTCTCTTTGTTGTTTCTTTTGCGCCATCTTTTTACGACGGTCTGCTTCAGTTGTTTCTACGTATTGACCGCCTGCTTGTTGATATTTTTTAGCAACCCATGCACTTGCACCAGGGTTAGGCCACTTTGAATACTTAGCCTTTGCCTGTGCAACAAACATTGCATACAGTTTTGGATTAGCGGGTTTTCTCACTGAACTCCTCCAGATAGCCTGTTCCCGCCCATACACTACCGTATGAGCGGGGTCAGGTTGCTAAATTAGTTAGTCGTTTACGACTGTTGGTGCTGGGCGCTGTTGACGTCCACCTGAACGTACAACTGTTTCGATGGTCTGCTCTGCACGGTCTGTGTATGTGCCGTGAGCAAACTCGCCAAGCATCGTTGGTGCTTCAATCCATGCAGCCGAACCTACGTGCGCACGCTCTGAAAGGGTTTCAGCAGCAGGCTTCTGCCATACAGGTGCGTTACGATTTGGACGACCTGCCGCTACAGCAGAACCTTGTGCCATTCCCTTTTGGAAATCATTTGGAACGTCGGTATCAGTAGCAACGCCTTCTTCAAAGCGGAGTGGTCCACGACGTGATGCATTATCTGACATCTTGCGCTCGTAGACATTAGGTGCACGCTCTGGAAAGCGAGGTGCTGGTGAAATAGCCATTGGAGACTCCTTGTTTCTAGGTTTAGGTATACCTGGTAATAGTTTCCACCCTTTTGTTCACTTTGTGTGGCTAACCAAAGAAGGGATTACTTGATGCCACAATTTCAGGCATTACGAGGTCCTGGGTGAGTGAACAGGCTATGGCTAGCGAATCCACAAAGTCATCGTGTGCGTAAGACTCATCAGGGGCGGCTACAAGGAAATTAGGACCTTTGTATTGAACTTCTGCATCCACCATCTGTTGATAGAAGCGCTTCCAAGTTCTAAGGCGCCGAGTCTTTGCATGTGAAGGCCAGGAAATCATCTTGCGTTGAATAAGGGCTTGAAGATGCTTCCAACGTTTTGATTGTTCTGATGGGCTGGACGTCAAAGACATGACTTCTGCTCTTGGTAGTAGAAGTTTTAAACGCTGTGCAACAGCATCGCCAACACCATTGGCATCCACACCGACTGCAAGAACATCGTAGTTATCTAGGAAGTTAACAATCTGGTAGTACTGCTCTTCCCAATCGTCTCCTTGCATCTCAAGCCAATTGAGAACACGATGGTCAAAGTAACCAAACTCATCAGGCCTATCCCAGTCAACCCACACAACTGTGACAACAGTGCTGTCAGTCTTACGTGCTGGGTCGATACCAACAACAACTGGAGTTTTGTGCCAAGACTTCACAAGTTCTTGAGAAGTGTCACCAAGTTCATCCATTACAGATGAAGTAACAAACATTCCTCGTTCTAATAACCACTTGCAGTTGTACGACATTTGAAATTCATCAGAGTCTTCACCAATACGAAGCATTTCTTTACGAATGAACTTCTCGTAGTTAGCATTAAATTTAGATACATCTTTCCAATCCCATTGGAAGTGGTTTTGACGTGCTGCACGTCCTGTCTGTCGTCTACGGTTTAACTGAATGGAACGATAGAAGTTATTTTTACTAGTGGTTGGAGTTCCTGTCTTCACCATCGTACCTGCGTAGTAAGCCAACATAGGTGAAATAGACTTAGAAACAACAAAGTCATCTGCTTCTTGACATTCATCAATAATTACTAAATGAAATGACTTAGATTCAATCTTGGCTCGTGGGTTTGCTGTCATCATTGTGATTGTTGAGCCAGACTTCTTTAAACGAATCTGTCGTGTAACGCCTCCCACGCGTGCGGCTGTGTCATCAATTTCTGGGTCATCCATAATTTCAAGAGCACGCTCTGAACTAAGGCGAGTAACTGTTCGACCAAATAAAGTTTCAGCCTGAGATTCAGTAGGAGCGAACAACCCAACCCAAATACCGTCTTTAAATTTTCCTAGTAAATCTGGATACAACTTAGCAAGACGTGGAAGGAGAATCATCATGGTTGCTACAGTGTCTGCAACAGTTTCTGACTTACCAGACTGACGAGAAGCAAGGGCTGTTATCTCTTCACCATCGTTAATGATGACCGATTCCATTATGCGACGTGCAAGAGGTTTTTGATAAGGGTGTAAATCATGTCCTACAAGTACCTTGAGGAACTCCAGCATCTTGTCAATGAGTTTGTCTACAAACTGTTGAGATAACTCATCTAATGGTTCGTCCTCAAGTTCATCAACAGGTTGTTCGTCCTGTAAATAGAACTCAGGATTTATCTCTTCAAACTTATCTTCTTCCATATACCACCATTAAACAGCGTGACCCACCTTTTGGGTGGGTCAACGCTAGACCTGTAGAGAGGCGAAGCAAAGAAATCATAGCACAGGGGTTGAACGTCTCTTTAATTCTTTTGCAATTGCATGGAATGCTTCTGCGCCCATAAGAACTTCGTCGAGGTCAGCCTCGCTCTGTTGTCTCTGCCATGCCGTTATGTGTTTCCCAATTATGAACATCGACTGTTCCATCCACGTTATCAAGTCTGGGGTGGAAATCGTCGCTACTCGTTTCTCTATCCGAGTCTGGGGCTG